GCAGTGGCGTTGTCCGTTCTTGCCGCTCCTGCATCCTGCAACTTCCCCGTTGCGGAGTCATATGTGACAAGGTGATTGTCGGTCATCTCTCCGGTAAACACATCTGTCACCGATGGCGAGTCGCATGTGCCGTCTGATTTGAGATACCCAGAACACGCTCCACCATCCCAGTACGCTACCAGGTCTGTGTATGCCGCAAGTGATAACTTACCTCTTGCTGCCGCGTAATCCGCACTTCCAAGGTAGTCTACCATGTCGGCTGAGGAAGCGATTCCGGCAAAGTTAGTGCCATTCCACCTGAACAGGTAATTCTCTGCCAATGTGCCGCCAAAGAAGTTTGTTACCGTTATTTTCTTGCTTGCAGGAGTGCCGCCAGGGCTGTCTGTTATTAAGAGAAGGTCATCTGAAGTGACTGCGGTGGCTTCGGTGAGTTGTGACAACGGCTTGTCCGCCCCCCATGCCGTGCCGCCTGCCATAAGGATTATTAAAAGTGCTATAACTATGCGTTTCATGCAGCCTCCTTTGTGCGGAGCAGCCATAAAACGGCCACTCCGCCGGGGAGAAAGGGTTATTGTTTAACGGCTGCGAGTACGCATCCGCTTCTAATCTTTTATCTGGTTGCCTGCCATACTCTGATATAATCAACCTTTACGTCGCACACGCCTACGCCACCGGCCTTCGTCACCATGACGTTCGGCATCATCATCATTGTGCCATCTGATAGGTCAAATGTCGTCCCTGTGGCAACTCCCTCTCCGTCAATGTAGAATTTCACATCGGCCGCATCAGTGCAGTCGATCCGCAGTATATTATATGTACCCGGAACCGCCGTCACACCCGTGGCTATCGCATCGCTGTCGGTCGCCCCGTCGTCAGCATAGATCACATAGTCACCGCCACCATCCAGCACAAAGAAGATATGAAGGTCAATGTCATCCGCCGCCGCCACCTGATCGTCGGCAACATGGGCCTCTCCCTGAAATCCGATATGAACTTCCGCCGCTTCTGTGGGCAGAACCGCCACATCGATTCTGGCTTCAAATATCGGACCCTTGTCGATATTGAAAATCAGGGTGTCTGAGTAAATTCCCCCGTCTTCCGTTTCGTCATCCGCCTCAAGGTGCAGCGTGACNTTNCTCAATGCTTTCTGAACCGTCGCNGGNCCNCCNNCNCCNGTCGCCGCTATCGTCCAGAAACTNTCNGNNGTTGANTTNAGGTTAAGGNATTGACCGTNCGTCTTCGCTACGTCATACCCAAGAAAATCGTCNTAGACGTAGATCGGGGANAACGACTCCACCGTTTCGTGAGTTGACCCATCAAAGAAGGCCAACTGACCACCGCGCCATTTACTATTCGTTGCGCCCATGATTAGCCTCCTTTATCTTGTCGCCTGCCAAATTTTTACATAGTCAAGATAGAACTCCCCTGCCGCCGCCGTGCCCACATCGGAAGCCTTGTAAACCACGATCCACGGCTGAACCGTGAGGTTCGCGGCGGTGTTCATCTTGAATGTCGTTGTCGATGCCATCTCTACGCCGTCAATGTAGAATTTCACGGCCGCCGAGCTGGTGAAGTCGATCCTGAAAACATAATAAGTATCGAGCACCAGTGTCTTTCCGGTACTGACAATGCCGCTGTCCAGAGTGCCATCATCCGTCCTAATAACAGGAACAAGACCCGCGCCGACCGTTGTGTAAAGCCCGAAAAAGGCGTATTTTGCCACTTCATCGGCGGTCAAGAAGGCTTGGCTCCCTGCGCCATAGGAATCGTTCATCACGCCGAAGCCGATTTCCGTCAGCAGGGTCGGGGCGGTATGAATCGCAAGGCGGCACTCAAAGATGAGGCCCTTGTCAATGTTCCAGGGCTTGTCATCCTTGCCGTAAAGTCCGGCGGCTGCGTTCTCGTCCACCTGACCGATTTCACACTTGAAGATGCTCAAGGCAGGGGCCGTGGTCGTGGCCGAATTTAGATCGAGGTCTGTCCAGATGTCTGTGTTGACGACCGTTCCAAGAAAATCATCGTATAGAACGATTGGTGAGATTGGCTTGACGGTTTCGTGAGTTGACCCATCATAAAAAGCTAATTGTCCCGCTCTCCATTTCGCGTTTGTAGATCCCATGTTTAAATCCTCCTTTTCACCGGCCCGTGGGTCGGGTCGCGGTGCCGTCATCCCCCGAGACGGATTGGTTATGTTGTTATCAGACCCACAGCGGAGTTGGCTTACCCGGATACCTCTCCTTTACTAACCTGTCGCGTTCTGAAAAAAATATCCTCCTCGATTCCTCTGCCGTCCTGCCGACACATTGCGGCATCACAATCTTTTTGAGATCAGGACCGTATTCAAATCCACGAAGTTTGTTATCCATCCATATCTCAAATTGGTTGTTGACCGCCGCCACCCGTTCATTTTCTAACCTCGCTACCCTCTCTTCAAGGGCAAAGAGTCTTTCCTCCAAAGATGATCCTGAACTTTCTTTTTTCGCCATTTGTCAATACCTCCGAATATAAGACGGGTTTTAAGAGGACCCGTCGAACCTCTTACATGGTTATGCTAAACACGTTTCTATACTGCCGCTCGGATACCGTGGTGTAAGGATCGCCATGACAATAGCCTGCCCTGTGCCTGCGGTCAGGTCATCGTCAAAGGAAATGTTCAGCCACTCTTCTTGGTTCGCAACGTCCATTTCTGCCGCCTCAACATAGACAAGCAGGGTGTAGTTGTCATATGTCCCATGAGCAACAGACAGATATGGAACTGCCGTGGTCGTTTTCGTCCATGTCGCATAGACATCCGCATTGGCTGCACCAAATGCCGCGCCACCCCATGAATACCGGAAGGGGATATTGGACGAGTAAGCCCCTTCGGTTGCGCCGCTCTGCACCCTCACATAATGATTTGCGGTGCCGATGTCGATGTAGTGAACCACGAAAAGGCAGTCGTGGTAATTCTTCATGTTGATCCCGTCCGAGGGATTTGTGGCCAAGCTGTCCATGTCAATATCTTCGGCCAGCCACACAATTTTCTTTTCCATTGCAATATTCATTTTAAGTTCCTCCTTAATTCATATTTGTTATCGTGCGGCCAGTGTCACGAACGGACTTTGCGTTGCCGTCGTCGCCTGTTCCGGTGTGAACACCTTGCTCCATGCAGGCTGTCCATCACATCTCAANACGAAACGATAGTAGGTCTCATCCGTGATGAANGCGTAATGGATAGAAGTCGCCTCCTGAACGCCGCCTTTTTCAATCCACAGGTACTNTCCGAAGTCGGCCAGAATGATGTCACCCACNTCNCCGAGCTTNGAACAGTGATTGCACGGGATTACCGGCCTGCCAAACAGAGAGCCGTAAGGAGCCGCACTCGCCCCGCCTGGAGGCATGTATACCGGAGATCCGCCTACACCTACCGTAATGCCCATCGTATACAACTGCGGTTCGATGCTTTGGTTGATCAGCCAGACTGCATTTGTCCGTGAATCCGCGTACATCCTCGACCACATATTGACGATATTCGCATAGACTACGGTATCCGCAAGCTGTCCTGTTTCCGCTGTTACAGTTACAAGCGCACCACTGTTCAAAACGCCCAATGGCTGTCCGGCACCCACGCCACGAATAACCTGCTTCTCGGCCTCTTTCACAAGAGCCAGATTTGAGCCGGTGCGGATGAATGCTTCCAGCGTCACCTTGTCATTGAGAAGTTCATCAGTCGTTGGAACCACCACGGCCATTTTCTTCAGCTTTAGAATCATTTCACGGAACTTCGGAGAACTGGTCTGTTTCGTTCCGGATTCGGATAACCAGTATGCGACGATCCCGCCGAACACACCTGCACTCTCAGTGTCGTCTGCAGCCGCTGGAATGGTAATTGAGTTGCTGTTTGAGCCGATAGGGAGCCTCGTCAATCTTGGAAGTATCTGACCGGTTGAAAACATTCGCGTCTTGATATCCGCTGCGTAATCCATCTGGAGTAAAAACCCGCCGTCAGAGGGTGTCCCTTCACTCATCCCTGCCGGAGCGCGAAGTTTGCGGTCAACACCCCTTGCTGGATCTGCCGCATTACGGGCCGCAACAAGCGCATCACCAAAAGATGCAAATCGTTCATCTCTCCCCGGAAGACCGGGAAACCGAACCTGCAATTCNTCNANNTGTGGNTTTATNTCGGGGCGTGTCCCATCTTTCATGGGCTTTGCAAGCCGTTCCCTTACGGATGCTTCNCTTTTCTCAAGCTCCAGTTCTTCCGTGTATGTGGCCACATCATCCATAAATTCGCCGAATCTTTTCCGTTCATCTTCGTTGAGATGCCGCTCCTCACCCTGCGCCTTCTTTTTCATGCTGTCACATTCAGCAAGCCTGCTCTGAATGAGTTTCGTCAATTCTATTGTTCTATCTAATTCCATTGCAATATCCTCCTCATTTGCACCATTGCCCTTTTAATTGATTGAATTTTTCCTCGACTTCTTTGAATTTATCGAGTTCTTCCGTTACCCTTTTTGTCTCATACGCCGGATCAGGCACAACCAACCCGTCAATAATAAAACGATCCGCGCTCCTCATTCCGATTGATGTCGTTTCGTACACCGCAAATGGCACTAGAGAAATCTCATACAGCGTGGCCTCTTTTACGTTCCGCACATATTTGCCATCCTCCAGAGTCAACCCCGGCTTGACATCTTCCTTGAAACTAAAACTCATGTTTGAATAATCTCCCCGCTTTATTGACGGAAGCAGGTCTTTTGCCCATCCCGATTCGGGCGGTACATTGCTAAAAGACACACCATCAATCCCTTCATGCAATTCCAATGTCCCCCTCGTCGTTCGGCCAAATATATATTTAAGCTCATGATTCCATAGCATCATGACATCACGTCCACTTTCGAGCGACTTTCTAAACGCGCCCGGAAGTATTCTTTCTTTCAAGTCCGGCAAACCTTGGATCGGGTTATTGCTCAGTTGCCCATAAGGAATCGCCAACCCCTGCAATCTGACCTCATTACGGTCCTCTTTTGAGAATCCTATTACGGTGTCAAACGACCGTTTTTCAACGCCAGACCGCTTCTGATGCGCGCCAATCCACTTCTCGGCGTCCGCTAACGACCACTTTTCGACATCGAATTGGTATGCCCGGATATGGATTGTGTCATCACCCTGAAGTTTGCCGACTGCCGCACGGATGCCCTGTTCCGCATTGACATCCATTGTCGAAAGAGAATCCTTCAGGAACTCGCCTTCATGAACTGGTATTTCGTGATAGCTCTTTTCTGTCATTGGTCATTCTCCTCATGCTTGGGCCTGAGCCTGATTTCTTCTAAATTCTCTATTTTTGTTCTGGGTATAGTAATCCGCCCATTCGCAGTTAAAAGGCTCATAGTCCCCATCGTTATCAATTCTATGTAAAGTTTTCCCCTCGGGACGCTCTCCCATGTCCATCAAGAAATTCTCAAATAAAGACCACCTCTCGCAAATTGTGATCCCCCGACCACCATAGATAGGATATTTTTGATGCTGTAAATTCAAACATCTCTGTCGCATTCCCTGCCATGAAATATATTCAGGGGTCGGGTTGCCTTCGTTCTGGATTGCCCCTTTTGAGCATCCATGCTTTAAGTGTTTATGCCCGTTATCAATCCTTTTCTCATCTTTCAGACATCCACAACTCTTTGTGTTTCCCTTTATAAGATTTGAAGAGAAAACAATTATCTCCTTTCCACAATCACATTTGCATAACCATGTCGCCCTGCCGAATTTCTCCCTCCCATGAACAGATATGACCGTCAGTCTATCGAATCTCATACCAGCGATATTTTTAAGAGGTGGCACCTGCTTCTCCCTTCTTGTTTTTTAATTGCATTTGAATAATTTTTTCGTCTTGCTGTGCATTGCTGGTTGTTGGAGGTTCCTCTCCCAATGGAACCATATTCAATGGCCGCAAATAGGTATCCCCATCGTCTATAAGCTCCATATTTTCCAATTCTCTGATGTCGTTTGGACAAAGCCAACCGTTTTGAATACCAGCCGTATAATACGCAGTCCGCGCCGCCGTATCCCCCCGCAAAAGCCCTTCAAGCCGATGCTCCACAGTAACGTCATCTTCGAGAATCATCTTGCACTTGATGGCCTGTTCAATCCGGACACACCATGGCCGGAATGTATAAATCACAGATTCAAGGGATTGCTGTTCGATGTTGTTGTTAGTGCTTCTTTCAAGGTCGAATATCATGTGAGGCGCGATATTGAACCACCTGCATACCTCGGTAACCGTAAATTTTCTTGATTCTAAGAATTGAGCATCGGCATGTTTTACCGATAGCGGATTGAACTTCATCCCCTGGCCGATGATGCCGATGAGCTGCGACTTCGATACCCCACCGTGAGCCGCATACCAGTCTTCACGGATGACTTTTTTCGTGGCGCTGTCTACCGGAGCATCAATTTCAAGATACCCCGCCGGAGTCGCATTGTTTGAAAAAAACCGTGCCGCATATTCCTCATAGGCGATGCCTGTGGCAATACCCTCCCTTGCCAGAGAGATAATTGAGTAGCCAATCGTTCCGTTACACCCCAATCCGGCGATATGAAGTATCTCCCACGGCGCGAAATTCGTCACTTCNCCATTGTCTGTCATCCGGTATTCATACACCAACAGCCCGTTCGGGTCTGGCCGCTTCACTTCCATGCGGGAAGGATCTAATGGCCACAAGGCAATCGGTCGCCCAAGCATATCCTGTTGGATGTGGCAGTAGCAGTTACCCCACAACAGTAGATGCGCCATAAGCGCCTCCCACATCTGGATTCTCGTCTGTTCGGGGTTTGGTCTGAGGTGTAAAAGCAGGTAAAGCGGGTGTTTTTTGTCCTTTTTCTTGCCTTTTTCGCCGTCCCTGTAGACGAAAAGCGGCAATGATGCGATGGTTTCACTGATTTTTCTGACTGCGGCAAAGACAGGGGAGAATTTCAGGCATGAATTTTCGTCTACACTCACACCGGCTGCGGTTGGATTTTCAAGGCGCATGTACCAGTAGTCGTCCCATGCATCCGGACGAGGCCGAGTAGAAGCCCTCGTTAATGCCGTTTCAAGGTCTTCTCTTGTCGTAACATAATAACGCCCATCCCTATTCCATGACATTTCTATTATGTTTTTGTCAGAAGATGCCACGATTTATGCCCCCCAAAAGCAAAAATACCCGAAACGCCGCGTCAAATACCCGCCGATTCGGGAAAACATTGATCCTTGCACTGTAGGAAAGGCCATCTAATGCATACCAGATACCCATTTATTAGAAAATTATGTTGTAGGGAATTATATATGAAATAAAGAAGTCTTGCCGGACAGGATAGACAAAATAGAAAAAATCTTTACTCTAATGTGCTTTTTTGTGCTTTTTTCAGGTCTGAATCTCGTATTCTGAGAGTTCTTCCGGGTAATTTTATGCCTTCAATCTTCCCCGTAGCAATCCAGTCGTAGACAGTTTTCACCGACACATTGAGAATCGTAGCCACTTTCTTTGGTCGTAAAAGAGTTTCTTGTGATGTGTAGTTATATGTCATCATACCCCCGTTCTTGCCCCACAATTCGGGCAAAATTCACGCCCCTTCGTATTTTTTTCACACCGCTTGCAGAGATTCCCCGCCTCCGGCACCCTGATTTCCTCCTTTACCGCCGATATAGACTCATCATCATCGTCTATCCGCGAAATGCTCCCGGGATGGTAGACAAAGGGCTTGTTACGTGCCTCTGGGTT